TTGGAGTTGTTGTAAAAGATAATTTAGATGGAACTGTAACTACTGTAGAAGGCAATACGGCTGCCGATAAAAAAGGTGACCAAAGGAACGGTGGCGAAGTTTGTTTGAAAGTTAGAGCATTTCAGAAAAAGAACCGCAGTAAGTTAAAACCTAACTTAGCAGTTGCTATTGTTGGCTTTGGAAGACCAAAGTTCAAATAGTTTCTAGTTCTTTATCAGCAGTTAACTGAATTCGTAAAGATTCTTCGCGTAGGAGTGCAATACGCTCTCTATCGACTTCAGAATCAAGCATGTTGATTTGTTGGTCAATATCTAGCAACTTATCTAACACGCTGTAAACATACTTAACTTGTTCGGCTTTGCTCATAGTCCCTCCCTTTGGCTATAAGTATGGCAAGTCAAGTCCATTTAAGCAACATGTAAAGGGCGTGTCTAGTCAAAAAAACTAAGAGCGAGCAGGCACTTACTCTGAGATAGAGTGGCCACTTTCTCGCCCTTAGCCCTGCGCTGTGACGGAGTTGCGCAGGAGAATAATATATTAGCAAAGGATTAAGCGCTTAAGTTCCTAGACATATATCTTAGGAAAGGCCGTGGATATTCAATGCTAAGGTTAGCCATGTAAAGGCTATTACAATTCCATCACAAGTTAGGAGAACAATGTCAGCAACAGCAGTAGTCAATGGCGAACTGATAAAACAGTTACGGAAAGACAAACTGATAACTCAAAGCGAACTGGCTAAGAGGGCAGGTATCAGGGCGGAAAGTCTATGCCGTTTGGAAAAGGGAAAACCCGCCAAGTTTTCAACGATTATTAAACTTGCTGAGATTCTAGGAGTTGAACCCAAAAAACTAATCAAAGAATAGGAACGGAAATGGGACAAGCGGATTTATTTGACGACGGAATGCCTGTATTGCCATACGCTGGAACCTCAGGGCATAGCGGAACAGACACAAGTAAAGAACGAGCAATAAGTCAAGATAGAAAAGGAACGACTGCTGCATTACAGCGCAGAGTTATGTATTGGCTAGAACTTCAAAGGGGTCGCGGAGTTACTTGGCGAGAATTGGCAGATATGTTAGAACTCCATCATGGAACAGTTTCAGGAGTGTTAAGTGTTCTCCATAAAACAGGCTATATTTCGCGATTGAAAGATAAACGAAATGGTTGCAAGATTTATGTTTTGCCAAATTATGTAGATGGCAGAATAGTTGAATATCAAAAGCAAAAGGTTAAATGTTGTCCGCATTGTGGAGGTAATTTGTGAGCATTAGATGGATGACCCATGTATGGGATAAATCCCCATACGAGGGCGCTCGCTTGTTAATCCATTTAGGTATGGCAGACCACGCAAACGAAACTGGTTGGTTTTTCATAAGCCAAACTTCATTAGCCAAAAAGAGTAGATGCTCAGTCGAATATGTAAGGCAAACAGTAGCAAAGATGGTAAGTGATGCTTGTGTTGAAATAGTTAAAAAAGGCCATAGCCGAGGACGGGCGACTGAATATCGCTTACTAAAACTCCCCAACACAGTTGGGGTTACTCAAAACGACGACCCCCCAACAATAGATGTTGAACTCCACAACTTTGGACCGTTACTCCCCAACTTTGCTTCGGAACAACCATCTTATACAACCCTAAAAGATACAACCCTAGAGACGGACAAGCCGTCAGGAGCAGCGGCAAAAAAATGGTGGGAAAATCAAACTCCAAGACCTTTAGGAAAAGGTGCTTGGTTCGCCTTAGTAAAAGTTTGTGAGGCGGCTGAGGTTAGAGGCTATACCGAAGAACAAATCTTAATTGCCTTAAACCAAATTGGAGTAGTTCCCTCTATGCAACAAATGGACAAAGCACTAAGAAATGTAAGACCACTATCAGCCCGACAAGAAAGACTTAACCGAGGGCTTAGTAACGTGATTGCGTTAAACCAAAATAAAAATCCTATTTGGGAATTGGAGTGAAATGAATAAACAAGAAGTAGCAATACTGCTAACAGGTATCGCTTCTGTTGATGATAGGTTCGACCCTGATGAAGCCAGAATAGAAGCATGGTCAGCCATTTTGGATAGCGATATGACTTTAGAGTTCGCTCGAGGCCTTATGATTAAGCATTACGCTAACAATACTAAACCAGTTATGCCAGCAGACTTTAATAGCCCTTGGCGAACCTTTAGAGAGAGAAACAAAGACCAAACATGGTTTAGTCAAATAGAAAATAATAAAATACAAATAACTCCTGAAATACAAAACATTATTAACAAAGGGCGCGAAGAATTGTTAGCAAAGAGATATAAAGAGGACTCAGAGAGCGCACCTGCAGAGAAACTGTGAAAACGCGGATTCTGCATAGGCAATAGATATACCGCAGTAAAACCATTGTATCTCGTTGCCATATTGGTGGTGGAACTTAAGTCTGGAAGCCATTAAAATTGGCTATGGCAACACGGCGAGGCACTAGCCCAAGAGGCGAAGGCAATCAGTGAAAAAAGCCAAGCGTAAGTTCCGAGACGGACGTGAACTTAGGTATAGGACGAAAGTCCGACCTCGATGAGGACCTAGGGTGAGTTACGACAGACAGGTACGTAATTAAATAGTAGAGAATATGTAGCCAAATTAAGGCGATTAAATCCTTAGGCCGATTGCCTAGCCAAGGTATCTGAAATGAGTAACAATTAAGAACCTTAATTACTCCACAAAATAAAGCGACGCCCGCCTCAGATGTAGAGGCCGTACTTAGTAACGCGATGACGGGGAACCCGAGCGAGTGACGATTACGAAGTTAGCGCAACGTGAATAAAAGTGACGAGAGTATGGCGAATAATTCTAAAGTTAGACCACTTGTGCGGTACTTGATTTATGAGGTCAAGTATCGTGCTGGTTGCCTAAATGGTAATCAATTCGAAACTAAGGAGACGGAAATGCAAATAAAAATAAAATGGACTGCCTTCCAAAATTCCGAAGGCTTAGAGCGACTAGGAAAGATTGGAAACGCCGAGTGCGTTTTTAATATCGAGATAGCAGAAGGCGTAACTGATATGCAAATCCTTGAAGGTATCTTCGAGTCTACTAATTTGTATAGCGGTTATATTTGGAGGCAATTAGAAAATAATTTGCCCCGCAACCGAAGCCATACTGCTTTAAGTGTTGGAGACCGAGTCGTTCTTAGAAGCGATAAAGAATATCCAATAAAGAGCGAGTATGTATGTAGCGATTTTGGCTTTGCTCTTGACGCTAATGAATACTTATTAAGCCAACAATAAATAGAACGAAACGCCTTCGGGCGTCCATTGGTTATTCCAATGCTGACGAGTTCAGGCTTTACTTAAACTAAGGAGACGGAAAATGTTAGATAAAGAAACAGGTGCGATAAGAGCGCCGAAAATTAAAAGATATCGTAATGACCGCCACACCTTAAATATCGAGATAGATATTGAAGATTATTTCAACATTATTAACGCAATGCAAGATGGTTGCGGATGTTTTGGGTGCCGTAAGTTGTCCATGCAATTAGGCATGGCGTTAAGTCAAGCCAACCGAGAGGCGGAAGCATGGGACAAGTAAGAAAGATAGAGGCCTCCATTATTGAGTTATGGAGCGCGAAGTATCAAGCCAAAGAGCACTTAGAAGGTGAAAGGTGTACGGTTTGTGGCAAAAAGACAAGCCAACAAAATAAAGGCCTTGGCGTAATTGTTAGTGATGGTGGCGGTTCGATAATCCACCCTGAAGATAATGAAAAAGAAATAAAAGAATATGCCGCTGGCTATATGGGCTGGTGGGCAGTTGGAAGTGAATGTATAAAGAAAGTGCCTAAAGAGTTCCAAACTCGACTAGGTAAATAATAAATAGTCCTGAGCATGACTTAAAAAGGCTCTTACCTAATGAAAGGAAACGGAATGAGTAAAGGTATCAAAGACCCCTTGAAAGCATGGGGCATGTGTCTAATAGAAGCCGAAAAGTATGCTAAGAAGCATAAGTTAGGTTTAATTCGCGCTACTGGTTATGAATACTCAGGACGCGAACATTGGGCCGTATATGTTGATAAAGGAAATTTATGGGAATGTGACGAAGTAATTGACTTTACTGCTCGCCAATTTTCATTAAAAGTTCCTGCTAAATATGAAACAGATGTCATTACTTGGTTAGATGATGTTTGTGAATGGTTAGGCGATTCAGTTTGGTATGAACTTTATCAAACTGCCGATATGCAAAGAACGCCTTTCCATGAAGATAGTTGGATTAGAGATGATATAGACCCTGATAACTACAAAAGGGAATATGCGGCTCTAAATAAACTCATACCTAAAAATAAGGAGACGGAATGAGAGATAGAGATAATCAAAGGACGCGGTTGTATAAAGCCGAGTCAGTAATTCGTAAGAGCCAATCTGATAAGTATGCCAAATACTTAGACGGTTCTATTCCAAGTTGCCAAGAGTATGTAGATGCCATACTTAAAACTGCTTGGTTTAGTAGAAGGTGGATGGTTAAACATGTAAATGTTAAATCTGGCAAAGGAGCCAGAGGCGGAATAGGCGGAATAAGTTTAGGAAAGTGGGCTAGGTGTGAAGCAGTAATACTTCATGAACTAGCCCATAACTTAGTTCCTCGTTCTAGCCCCTACGCCGCCGCCCATGGTCCTGAGTTCGCTGGAGTGTTCCATTATTTAGTCCAGCAAGTAATGGGTAAAGAAGAGGCCTTAAAGTTAAAAGCCTCTTTCAAAGAAAATAAAGTGCGAATGAATAGAAAGGCAATACCGAGCCCTCAATTCATTAGCGAAAGAAAGCAAGAAACGGAAAGAAGAAAATATAAATCGCAAGCCCTTGATAAAACGGCTTTGGTGATACTGCGAACTTATTTTGAGCGAGCAGTTAAGTCAGGCATGTTAGGCGAGGTTGGAAGTAAATCTAGAAATGACGCTAGGAAAATCCTTCGTCAGTTAAGTAAATAAACTAAGGAGACGGAAAATGCAATATAACACGGTAAAGACGGAAGACAAGTTATGGGAACTTTACAAGCAGACCCAAGGTGCTAGTTTCTATGGCGAAGAAGAAAGAAAAGTGGAGCCAATTAAATTTCAATTCTTTGGTTCTGAAGTAACTTTAACAGTACAAAAGCCTGACTATCGAGAAAGAAGTAGAAAGTCTAGGGCTTATGTATTTGTAAGAAATGAATCATTATGGGATAACTTGATGGACCGTAGAAATCGTCCGACAAAGATATACAAAATGATTCTAGAAATGGCCTTAAGTAAGGCTGGTATAGAAAAAGAAGAGTATAAATCCGCTTATTGGAGTCAGCATGCTGGCTGTACTTGCGCTTGCTCTCCTGGATTTATATTAAATGGAATCAGAAACTTTACATTCCATATCTCAGTTGAGGATAAAGAAGAACTTCGCAAGGAGATTTCTGATGCTCCCGAGGTAGAAGTCTTTCCAATTACTGAGCAAGAAAAGGCAAGCATGAAAAGGACGGCGCTAAATGTCTAACGTTACTAAATCGCCGACCTGTAAGGGCTGTAAGCGAGAAGCAGTTGAGGTTTATGACCTTAACTATAACTTGACTTACTTCTGCCATTACTGCCGTAAGCGGGTTATATCAGAGGAAGAAATCCAAGCGTGGTTCGATAGCGGACCAATTGATAAAGAAACGCTTACGATGGCTTTGTCGCTAATCCAAGGGAGTAAAAATGGCAAAGAAATATAAATGCTTCGATTGCGGAAAGATATTTCTTAAAGCATGGGAGCGTATGTTGCATGAATCAACCCTTCATGCAGGTGAACCGACTGTAAGGCCTGTCGCTTGTATTTGTGCAAGCGATATTGATATACGAAATGGGAGTTGCTTAAGTTGCGGATACGTTTTATCTGCTGGCTGGGTAACTCCCTCTAAAAAATAAGGAGACGGAAAATGGGGCTAGATATGTACCTAAACGCCACTCGCTCTTTTAGTGGCTACGACTATGAAGGACCTGAAAGAAAAAAAGAGTTCAAGCAGTTAATGAACTCGGTCGGCTCTCAACATTGGGCTGATAGGCAATCGCCTTACGCAACTGTAACTTTTACAGTCGGCTATTGGCGAAAAATGAATGCTGTGCATGGTTGGTTCGCTCGCCATTGTGGAGACGAAGACAACGATGTAAGCATGTATGTAAGTAAAGACCACTTGAATAAACTTAAGCACGATTGTGCGGTGGCTTTACTTAAAATGCCAAGCAAAGTTCCTGCTTCTATTGGAACGGCTGTAAGCATTGAAACTGATAATCCATTTGGGGCAATTAAAGACCTTATTGTGGCTGAAACCCATAGTGCCGAATTTAATAACTCAAATGATAACGACCCTCTAAGACCGACATCAGGATTCTTTTTTGGAAGTACCGAGAAAGATGATTGGTATTACGATGGGTTGAGAGAAACTATCAACATAGTTGATAAAGCCTTAAGTCTTCCTGACGAATGGCGATTCAGATACGAAGCAAGTTACTAACCTAAGGAGACGGAAATGACTACAACGCTAGTACTAAATAAGCAAGGCAAGTATGAGGCTATGTATGTAAGTCCTCGCGAAGTTCGAGAGGCACTTATGAATATGTATATGCCTAATTCATGGGACGAAGTGGTAATGAATATCAACCTAAGAGAAGAGAGATGGATACATACTAAAACTGATATTGAAGTTTTGTTTAGCGTTAATACATCTCTACCGCTTAACCCTGTCCGCATAGTACTTACTAAAGGCAACCTCATATTAGTCCGCGTAGATATGTCAGGACTTGACGCAATTGGTTATGCCTGCGTTATTGGTGAACTTATCAATAATTGTAAGGATGCTTAAAAGGACTTAGTAAATGTCTTAAGTCCTGTCGGTGATAGAGGCTATTCTAATGACTGACCGCTTTAGTGGGGCATTATCGAAAGGTAGTGCCTTGCTATGGTGAGCAGATTGCTTACCAATTGAACGGAAAGGAAAACAATGGGAAACTTTAAGATTGCTTTCGGCGGAAAATTAGCCGAGCAGTTAGAAGGCGCAATTAAATCTCATAGGCATAGTACGGACCCTGTGCGAAATAGTTTGGCTAAAGCGTTTGACGAGCGCGGAACTGTTAGCAGAGGTGGCGGAGTCCAATCGAGAATTCTTTTAGGTGTAGAAGAAATGAAACTCTTTTTGGCTGATGTTAATGAGTTATATCGCGCCCATGCTGGCCTTGATGAAGTTTTACAAAAGGCAGAAAGAAATCGCTTAGTAGGTATCCAAGCGAACCGAACTAAGAAAAAGTTAGAAAACGCCCTAGCGACTGCTAGCGTTTAATTAAACGAAAAGAGGCTACGGAATGAATATGTGCAAGAGGTGCGGAAGTAATCAGATACAAATTGTTAACACCTGTACTTTTGCCGCAGGTACTTTTAAGGCGATTCATGTCTGCCTTGAATGTGCGACTAATTGGACTACTTACCCGAAATTACTTTGGGTTGATAATGAACCTGTAGTGGCTGGAAAGGTTCTATCATGAAAACCGAAGTCAAATTAGTAATAGAAGATAGAGCGCTATGGGAGTTGAAAGACGCTCTAAATCTTTACGGCATTAAGTATTGGATAGTAGAAAGTAAAGAGACCGAAAGGTCTGCTTGATTACTTTAATCGCGCTTTATCGAAAGGTAGAGCGCGGTTATGGTAAGCAAAGTGCTTGCCTAACCGAACAAAGGAACGGAACAAAAAATGGGACATCAAATAGAGCAATTCGAGGACGGAACAAGCGCGTTCTTTTCTGCCCGCGAGTTACCTTGGCATAAATTAGGAACAGTTACGGCTGGGGCTTTAACTGCACAAGAAGCAATTACTACTGCCCAGCAAGATTGGTTAGTAGAAAAGCGACCAATTTATACTAAGTTAGAAGACGGAACTTATTTAGAAGTTAAAGATAAGTTTGCAACGGTTCGTAATCACCCTAAGGCTGGCTACTCAGCGTTAGGCGTGGTGGGTAATCAATATGTGCCTGTTCAGAATATGGAAGCGTTTGAAATCTTAGACGCTATCAGAGATGATTCAGGTGCAGTTTATGAAACCGCTGGCTCTTTATATCAAGGCAAGCGCGTATTCATAAGTATGAAGTTACCTAATACCTTAAAGTTTGCTGATGGCCAAGATAATGTTGATTTGTATATTTTGGCGAGCAACTCTCACGATTCATCAACCGCTTTTCAGTTGATGGTTACTCCTATCCGCGTTGTATGTGCTAATACCTTAGCAATGGCGGTAGGAAATCATAAGCGAGTTATCAACTTAAAGCACACTCGTAATGTTAAGTCAAGAGTTACTGAGGCTAGAGATGCCCTTGGATTAACTTTTGCTTATGTTGAGGAGTTTGAGAAGCAGGTTGAGAAGTTAATTAACAGTCCTATGACTAATGGGGAATTTAATTCTTACATTGAAAAGTTATACGCTGTAAAAGGAACTTCACAGAAGCAAGAAACTCGCACCGAGAAAGTCCAAGAAGAAGTTAAAGCCCTTTGGAACGCGCCTACTCAGGCGAATGTAAAGGGAACTCGTTGGGCTGCTTACAACGCCGTCGTTGAATATATTGATTGGGGTATGGCGATGAGATTAACTAAAAAAATCTCTGAGAGTGATGCCCGAGCAATTAGAACGATGACTGGTGGCGCGGATGTAATTAAGAACCGTGCAATGAAATTACTAGTTAAGTAATCCATAAAAAGATGGAGCGCACTACGGACGGAAATTCGTAGGGCGCTCCATGGATGGAACTACTTAATGGGTAAGCAAAGGTTAATAGGAAAACAAAAAAACTACAAGTTAGGAGATTTAAGATGGATACCTTACTACCAATGTCCCCTTTGGAAAGTTGGCTTTTAATCGTAGCAATCTTTGGGCTGGTCAGTTCCTTTGTCTATTATTTGAGATGGAAGGAGTTAAAGCGAGCAACTGAGCGCAGAGAGCGCTTTGCTTGGTCGCGATTAGCAGAAGATGAACTTACAGTAATTAGGAGAAATGATGGATATTAGGAACCCTCAAGATAAAGAAGACCTAATAACTTCTTTCATAACGACTGGATATACCCCTGAATTGGCTAAACAGATAGCCGATTTATTCTCAAGCGCAATCAACCGAAAGGAAACGGAGCATGACGGAAATAACCAAAGAGCCGATAACGGTTCTATTAAATAAAGTAATGAAAGAGGTTCAGCCAGTTGCTAAGACAGATCGCAATGTGGCTCAGAACTTCAACTTTAGAGGAATTGACTCGGTAGTAAATGCCGTTTCACCTGCTCTAAAAAAATATGGAGTAATTGTTACGCCTAATGTAATCGCGTACGACTATTCCACAGTCGAAGTAGGAATAAAAAGAACTCAAATGGGTCATGCTCGGCTAACTGTCGAATATACCTTTCACGGTCCTATGGGCGACGCTTTAACTGTTTGTGTAGTTAGCGAAGCGATGGACTCAGGAGATAAAGCAACCGCAAAGGCTATGAGCGTAGCCTTCCGTATTGCTTTACTTCAATCTCTTGCTTTACCAACTGATGAAGCAGACCCTGACCATGATACTTATGAAAGGTCGGCTCCTATAAAAATGCTAACTGATGCCCAGTTAGATAGCCTTGCTTTAGAAGTGGGCGCTATTCAAACTGTTGAGAAGTTAAGAGAAGTTTACGCGGCTAATAAGCCTTTCTTAGCGCAAACTTTAATTGACGGAAGCACATTAGACGCTCTATTTAAGACTCGCGCTTCGTTCTTGGCGCCAGTCAAGGAAGAGGTGGCTAGTGGCGCTTAAAGAGTTATCGACTCGGGTAGCCGTATTAACTGCCCTTCGTGATGCTATTGATGTAGTAATTGATAGCGAGCGAGTCATTTTAACTAGCGAGTTATTAGACGCTAATCAAACGCTAGGAGTTAAGCAACTCGATATAACTTTGCCTGATGGTGAAAAAGTAGCGAGTGCCTCTATTGGTAATTCAGAACCTAAACCTGTAGTTACTAATGAAATGGCTTTTACTAGATGGGTGGCTGAAAACTTTCCAACAGAAATAGTTCAGACGGTAAGACCTACTTTCAAGAAGGTTTTACTTGAAAATACTGAGCAAGTTAATCCGCAAGGAGAGGCTGTTCATATAAAAACAGGGCAGATAATCGACGGAGTAGTATTTACTAACTCTGCTTCTCGCCTTACTTTAAGGTTCAAGAAAGATGGGCGCGAATTAGTTGCCGAAGCCTTTAACAGAGGTGAACTAGAGCAAGTAATTAGACCGCTGTTTAGTCTTCCTGGTGAACTGAAAAGTGTGGAATACTTACCTAATGAGAACTTGGGAGATAGTATTACCGTTAACGAAGCCCTTGAACCTCAACCATCGGGAGCATTGGGCGGTTAAGGCTAAGAAGGTAAAGCAAGTTAGGGAGTGGACGGCACTTTTAGCAAGACACGCAAAGGTGCCTCCACTTCGTAAAATAACTGTTGAACTTCATTACTGTCCGAGAGATAAAAGGCGGCGCGACCCTCTTAATTTAGTCGCACTTCTTAAACCTATCGAAGATGGATTAGTGGATGCCAAAGTTATTCCTGACGATAATCCGCTTTACTTAGAGCCTATGATGCCCAAGATAGATGAGCCCGATGTTAAATGTACAAAGCGAATCTACTTCTATATCCGAGAAATCGAATAGAAGTTTACGAGATGCTCTATGCGCTAATGAACACCCGAAGGCGTTTGATACAACTAATTGGTTAAATGCTCCTGCGCTAGAGATATGTCGCAATTGTCCTGTTAAAGACATTTGCCTAGAAATAGTTAATCCAGCCCGCGCTGCCTTTGATGGGGTCGCAGGTGGGTTCTTATGGTTCAATGGTCGCGCTTTAATTAAGGAGTTTTTAGCCTTAAGAGACGACTTGAGGCCTTACGCTAACTATTTTGGCGTTAAAAAGTACTTGAAAAAAGTAGGGGTAACTGACATAGAATCATTACCAATAGACCATAAAATAAACAGGTGTAGCAGTTGCGGCAATTGGTGTTATGACCAACCGCAATGCCCCACATGTATAAAAGGAAACGGAGAAATATGAATACGATACAGACCGCATTTGAGGGAGTGGTAGTTGATGACCCTGTTCTCAAATTTACGAAAACTAATGTAGCCATGGCCAATATCCGAATCGCAGTTAATGAGCGATTAAAAGATAATGCAACAGGCGAGTGGAAAGACGGCGAACCGACTTACTTAACCGTAATGGCTTGGTATCGCTTGGCGGAAAATGCCGCCGATTCTCTCCAACGAGGCGACAGAGTTGTAGTAGTAGGAAAACTAAAAGAGCGGAAATGGGAAGACAAAGAAGGTAAGGCTAGAACCTCTTATGAGGTTTCAGCGGACGCCCTTGGAGTTTCTCTCAAGTTTAATTCCGCTCAACTAACGCGCTCGAAAGTTGCAAAAGGCGCGAGCAGGTCGGATAAAGCCGACGAACCAAATGATTGGACTGCCCCATTTTAAGCCAAATACTAATGCGGATAGTTCTGATACTTCCCCTTCCGTTTATACCAGCGGAATTCTCAGGACTAGATGAACAGCCAGTAAGGGTAGTTTTAGAAGATAAGTCAGAAATGATTGTTAATCTTCGAGGAACTACTCCTGAATCGGCTCTTAAATTAGGAAAGGAACTCGCGAAAGAAAGAAATTGGAATGAAACCCAATTTCAATGCGTAAAAGAGTTATGGTTGAAAGAGAGTAATTGGAGATGGCTGGCTGATAATAAAAAATCAACGGCCTATGGGATACCCCAAATCTTAGGGCTTTCTGAAAACTTAACCCCTGAACAGCAAATTATTCGCGGGTATGAATATATCGAACATCGTTACGACACCGCTTGTAACGCATGGGCTTTCTGGCAGAGGGAATTTTATTACTGATGAACTCTGCTAAGCGTTCGAAGCCGATACGACACCGCTCTAAAAAAAGAGAAAAGTTGTATCGGACTTCGAGGCGCCAATTGGTTGCGGAAATGCTTGCTAGTAATCCGCGTTGTAAAAGATGTAAGAGAAATCCTTCGCAAGATATCCATGAGATTAAATCTCGCGCTCGCGGGGGTTCAATTACTAACCCCGATAATTGTGTGGCTTTATGTCGGACTTGCCATACTTTTATTACCCAAAACCCAGCAATAGCCCACGAAGAAGGATGGAGTAAACACTCATGGGAGTAAAAAGAAAGTCAGTACCTTTAGATAGTCCTGAGGCTTTGGATTATTTAAGTAAGATGTTAGGTGTGCCTGTTTATTACGGAGATAAACCTGCTCAAGAAAGTAACGAAGTAGAAGAACAGAAAGACCGCACAAGTGGGTGAGTTATATTTTATTCACAATGCTAAATTAGACATTTGTGACTATTGCCAACAATACGGGGCAGTTCATACTGGCAAAATGACTAAAGATGTTTTTAACGAAGAGATTATCTTTAAGTGCTTCAATTGTTTAGAAAAGGATAGGCGAGAAGAATTACCCACAGCCCTCGAGCCTAAAGACCAAAACAAAGCAGGTTATTGCGACCATGGGCGGCGCACTTTAAGTCAAGGCATGGCTAAGAGCACTGGCAAGCCGTGGCGTAAAGAAGATTGTCCTATGAAAGTTTGTGAACCTATTTGGTGGTATTGGCAAGGACAAATTCGCCTTTGGATATCACCTAGAGAAAACAACGATTACCTATAACCACCGAGTTCTATAGATACCGCCTCAGACCGCAGAGACCGCGTTCTAACGCGATAGAACCCTGTTCCTCTATCTCAATACCCTCTACCTATAGACACCGCTGAGAGCGCGTTCTCACGCGATTCTCTAGGTAGGGGTTACTGAGATATCAAGATTTTATGCGAACCGCGCAGAGCGCAACTGAGCAGGTTTCAGATATATGGAATCCAATGTGGTTGGATAGGTTTATGAAAATTGTTGCGGCGATTGGCACCTCAGGTCCTGCTTTGTCGGTTATTAACAGCGAAAAGTATCCCAACATACTAAGTTCATTTGCTTACCCAAAAGGATTAGATAACATAGATTACATTCCTGATTATTTAATTATAGATTCGGGAGCATTCACCGCTTGGAATATCGGCAAGCAAGTTGAGATAGAAAAGTATGCTAAATATGTGTTGCAAAGAAAAGAAAAGTTTCCTGATTTGAAAGCAGTTAACTTAGATGTAATTCCGGGCGAAGTTGGTAGAACTTCAACTAAGAAAGAAAGAGCCCAAGGCATGAAAGATAGTCTTAAGAACGCGGACTATTTAAGAGGGCGTGGTATTGAAGTTATGGAAGTGTTCCACCAAGATGAACCGAGAGTCTTTTTAGATACTTTATGCGATAGATTGCCTGTTGGCGGAATTTTATGTATAAGCCCGCGTAATGATGTGCACCAAAACGAAAAGATAAAATGGCAGAACGCTGTGTTAAGGCATTTATGTGAGAGATATGGTCCTACTAATTTACCTCGTATGCACGGACTCGCAGTAACAGCAGTTAACTTGATGAGAACTTTCCCTTATTATTCTGTTGATAGTAGTTCATGGATGAGCCCTAGCATGTGGGGGCGGTTCATAAATGAAGATGGAAGATTTGTTCGCATGGAAACTGCGTTCCCAAAAAATCCACGCGGCAAAGAAGCAGAAAAGATAATGAACTTAATGACTAGGGAAGGATTACGAAATTGGAGACACATAGGAACGAGCAACCAGAATCTGTGGTTCAAGCGTGGTGTGAAATGGCGGGACTAGAAATAATTCCTGCTGATATGAAACACATGCGGGGAGTAATGAAGTTATGCTCAAAAAGTCCTTTATCTTTCCCAGCCAACACAACTATTAGAAGTATTGCAGAAGGTAGATTATTTGTAGGACTATTGGATAACTTGATGGTTGGTTTCATAGAGTTCGAAATCTTTCACCGTTCAACTTGGACTATTCAAAGGTTAGTCGTGGCCAAGCCAGTGCGAAATCATAAAATAGGTAGCCACTTAGTAAGCGCTCTAATTGACGAAGCCCAAAGCATTGGCAAAAGAGTAGAGGTAACTGTCAGTAATGAAGACGATAAGATAGTCGACTTTTATATTAAAAATCATTTTACGACTAAAGAAGTTCAGCGCGATGCCAACAATAAATTGTATTATGTAATGGAACGCCTCAGTTCATGGTAGGCATTGATGTGAGCAATGTAGAGGTTATTCAAGCCGAGTTAAAGCATTTGAAGTCGGTAGTCTTTATTGCTAGGGAAGATATTGACTTATTAGGCTGGCTACCTACTGCAGCATTCAAGAACGCAATTGAAAAAGGTCATATTTTAGTAGCGGCGGATGATAAACGAGTTTATGGCTTTGTGGAGTTCGGGGCAGTTACTAAACCTAAATGGACTATTCATAAAATCGCAGTGATAAAACCTGCTAGGAGATATGGCATCGGCGGGCTTTTAATAGAAGGACTTATTGCAGTGGCAGGGGAAATAGGCGCAGGAGTACGCTTAAAAGTTACTGAAGATAACGAAAACGCTATAAAGTTCTACCAAAGACACGGCTTTAGCCTAATAGAGGTAGAGCAGTCCAAGACACGGAAACTATGGGTTATGGAAACTAAGCTTAGCGCTATCAATTAGAAGTCAAGTTTGGTAGGTTGAACCCATGAGAAAAGAGGCATTATGGAATTAGCAGTAACGAATTTACCGATTACAAAAGTAACCCCTAATCCTTGGAACCCTAATAAACAAACAGAGCGTCAATACGCGGCTGAAATGGAATCTATTTGCGATAACGGCTTTGTTATGCCAATTATTGTTCGCAAGCACCCTGATAAAAAAGGCTTTTATGAAATAGTTGATGGAGAGCATAGGTGGAAGGCCTTACAACAAATTGCGGTTGAAAATAAAAAAGGCAAAGGCAATGTTCCTACTTTGCTAGAAAATAAAGAAATTCCTGCGATTATTTTATCTATAGATGAGGCTAGAGCCAAACGATTAACTGTAATTATGAACGAAACTCGCGGAAGAGCCGACTTAACTTCTCTTGGAACTTTATTAGCAGAGTTATCCCCTGAATTAGGTGAAAACTTAATTATTGGTCTGCCTTATACCCCTGAACAGTTAAACGAGATTTTAGATATTGCTAAATTCGACTGGACTGAATTAGAAACCCCTATTGATGGCGAAGAACTCTATACGCAAGAAGAAGAAGGGTATAAAGTTGTAGCCGTTCTAGATACTGAAACACAACAAAAATGGCAAAATGCTATGGCGTTAAAGAAACAAGAATTCCCTAGCGATTCAAAAGTAGCAGCAGGTCTGTTAATTAAAGAGTTGTTAGAGAGTAAGTAAAAGTAGTCGGGTCGCCGAACCCCGATTAACAAAACAAAGGAGAAAGAATGAAAACCAATTCTATAAATAGAACTTGGGTCGCTTTACTAATCGGAGTAATAGGTTTTTATATTGCCTGTACTCTAATCTCAAATGTCGCTTCATTACGGATTGTAACTCTATTTGGATTATCCATTGACGCAGGAACTTTAATCTATCCTCTTACTTTTACATTAAGAGATTTAGTTCATAAAGTAGTAGGAACCTTCGCTAGCCGAGTAGTTATTCTCGTTGGAGCAGCAGTTAACATTTTAATGGCGGGAATTTTTTGGATTGTTGCTCGCATGACACCTGATATGGGAGTTGGAGAGCAAAACGAATGGGCGACGGTTTTATCACCTTCATGGAGAATAGTTGCCGCTTCGATTATTGCTATGACTATTGCTGAACTATTAGATACTGAAGGCTACCGCCTATGGTTAATAAAGTTCGGTGAAAAATATCAATATGGAAGAGTGCTAGCAAGTAACGCTATCTCAGTTCCTATTGACTCAGCCTTATTTGCCTTAATTGCTTTTAGCGGAGCATTGCCGCCTGCTGTTGTAATTAGTATCTTTTGGGCTAACTGCTGGATTAAGTATTTGACTTCCGTGGTAACTGCCCCTTTAATTTATGTAATCAAACCAAAATACGAGTGGACCATGAAAGGCCAAGACTAATGACCGATTTAACTAAAGACTTAACCATCTTAGGAAATAAAGTAGATGGCTCGATTTCAGCAGACCAGTTAGAAAAATTCCCAGCGCCAAATGTAAAGGCAGTTAGTTTTGTAACGCAAGAACTGTGTGCGCTATGCCCTGTTACTAATCAGCCCGACATTTATGAATTGGAACTTACTTATGTTCCTAATGAAAGTTGCGTTGAAAGTAAATCTTTCAAACTCTACCTAATGAGTTTTAGAAATACAGGTATGTTTGGTGAGGCTATCACTGCTAAAATTGCCGACGATTTCTTCGAAGCCATTAAGCCTAAGACAGTAACAGTAACCACAGTTCAGCAAGTAAGAGGCGGATTACAAATGACCTCTGTTGCTGTGAGAGGTTAATACAAAAATGGCTAAAGCAGCATTAGTAACTAGTGGCGGTATGGACTCCGCAACTATGGCTTACTACTACAAATCTAAAGGCTATGACCTTCATTTAGTTGGTTTTGACTATGGTCAAAGGCATTCAAAAGAACTCGATAGTTTGCATAAAATTGGCGAGCAGTTGAAAGCCCTTGTAACTATTATTGACTTAAGCCAAATTAAACATTTAATTGGAACAAGTTCCCTTACTTCTGAGGATATTGTGGTGCCTGATGGGCATTACGCGGAAGAAACTATGCGTATCACAGTTGTGCCTAACAGAAATGCCATGATGTTAAGCATTACTACCGCTATTGGAATCGCTGAAGGGGCTGAAGTAGTCGCAACAGGAATTCATTCAGGCGACCATTTTATCTATCCTGATTGCCGTCCTGCGTTCTTCGGACCTTTATCTGAGGCTTTCATAAAAGGAAATGCAGGACATGCCAATCCTGCGTTCCATTTAGAAGCACCTTTTATCGAAAAGACCAAAGCCGATATTGCTAAGTTAGGTGATGATTTAGGAGTTCCTTATGAACTTACTTGGTCTTGCTACAAAGGTGGAGAAGTCCATTGCGGTAGGTGCGGTACTTGCGTAGAAAGAATTGAAGCCTTTCTAGTGGCAGGTGTAACTGACCCTACTGAATATGAAAGCGGTATAGAGTTCGCTTTAGGAGAAATTGAGAAGAGGCAAAGTGTTTAGAAGTACAAAGCGATATGGCCATGAAGTCGGCCTAAGTTGTGCCTTTCGCCAATGGAAAGCCTTTGATAGTCATTGCCATTTTTTACATGGATACTCTTTAGCGTTCAAATTTACTTTTGAGGCTGACGAACTAGATGAACGGAATTGGGTAGTTGATTTTGGTGGCTTGAAAGCATTAAAAAAACGACTTGAAAATACTTTCGACCATAAAACTGTTGTAGCCTCTGACGACCCTGAACTAGATGCTTTCTCGCGCTTACACCAAGCAGGTGTGCTCGATTTAATGATTCTAAAAGATGTTGGCTGCGAAAAGTTCGCAGAGGTGGCGTATGAATTAGCCAAAACTACTTTAGAGGAGCAAGGCTTCTCACCTAGGTGTCGAGTGATAGAGGTTGAAGTAGCAGAGCACGGCTCCAACTCGGCTATTTATCGCCCATGACAGAAGAAGCAAAACAAGTCCGCTCGTTAAATGTTAATGAGATATTTGGACCAACAATTCAAGGGGAAGGACCTCATACAGGTCGCCTAGTAGGCTTTTTAAGATTAGCGGGCTGTAACTTGGCTTGTAGTTGGTGCGATACGCCTTACTCTTGGGATTGGACTAAATACGATAAAGCGGAAGAAAGTAAAAGAATTTTATGCTCTGATGTTGCTGAAGAGATAGACAAGATGGTGGTAGACCGCCTAATCGTTACAGGTGGCGAACCTTCTTTACAGCAGCGCGGAATTGTTTACCTAAAGACCTTAATGCCAATGGTCGAGTTCGAAATAGAAAGTAATGGAACTTTGCCTCCTAGAGAGGATTATGTCCAAGCGGTAAATCTTTTTACTATCAGCCCGAAGTTAGGTCATGCTGGAGACGATTTTAAGGACAGAATTAAATTAGAGGCGATGAACGCTTATTCCGAGTTGGCTTGGGACGGCAAAGCAGTATTTAAGTTCGTATGCCAAAAGCCTTCCGACCTCAATGAAGTTTTAGATATAGCGCGTATCTATAAAATTCCAAGAGAAGCCATTTGGATTATGCCTGAAGGAGCCGACCCTCAAACTCATCTAAACAACACAGTTAAATTGGCTGACGCAGTAGTAGAAAAAGGCTGGAATTTATCAACAAGACTCCATGTAATTGCATGGGGACAAAGTAGGGGGCACTAATGGAACACCTAGACGATAATGCCATAGTCGGCGTAAAAATGATTTTAAGGGCATTAGGGGAAGACCCTGACCGAGATGGATTAAGAGATACTCCTAAGCGAGTCATCAAAGCCCTCAAAGAGATGACGACAGGTTATCAAGAAGACCCTAAGACTATTTTAGGCACGACCTTTGATGTTCCCTATGATGAAATGGTAATCCTGAAAGATATCCCTTTTGTAAGTATGTGCGAGCACCATATGTTGGCGTTCAGAGGAACTGCCGCAGTGGGCTATATCCCTGTAGGAAGGGTCGTAGGACTTAGTAAATTGGCTAGAGTGGTTGATACCTTCGCTAAACGCTTACAGGTCCAAGAAAGGCTTACAAGCGATATCGCCCATGCTATTCAAGACCATGTAGACGCCTCAGGAGTAGGAGTTGTAATTAAGTCGCACCATACCTGTATGAGCAATAGAGGAGTAAAGAAAACTGGGGAGATGGTCACCTCAGTAATGCTTGGTAGTTTTAGGGCTGAACCTGAAACACGCGCCGAGTTCCTAAAATTGATTTCTGATTGATTTTTGATACTATTACTAAAACCATAGGAGTAAAAACGAATGGCAAACACTAAGGGAATTGACCCTGAGGTAATAGAACGAGAGCGGAAAGTCTTAGAGGCTCGCTTACTCGGCCTGCCTTGGGAAACTATTGCCAAAGAGGTCGGCTATGCGAGTGCAGGAGCCGCCTATAACGCTTACTCAAGGGCTTTAGTCCGAACCTTAAGAGAGCCAGCAGATGAAATTAGGCAACAAGAGTTAGAGCGCCTAGACCGTATGATGACTCGATTTTACAATGACGCTATTCGCACAGGTAATCCTCAGAGTGCGTCCACCACATTAAGAATTATGGAACGCAGAGCGAAACTACTAGGCTTAGACGCGCCTACTAAGATTGATAGTAAGTCAGAAATGACCATTTACACAGGCGGAGGGGACATTGATGCGGCCGTTGAAGAACTCAGAAAAGTCCTTGCCGAACGAGCAGGCGATAGCCAGATACCTCTGGAGTGATACTTGGGCAAGGCCAGCACAATTAGAGCCTGACGGTTTATGGAACACTTGGCTTTTCATGGCAGGTCGCGGAGCAGGAAAGACTAGAACCGCCGCCGAGTGGTTAATTTATCAAGCCTGTAAGAACGATTACACAAGATGGGCAGTATTAGCCCCTACTTTCGGTGATGCTCGAGATGTTTGCGCTGAAGGTGAATCAGGATTACTGAAGGTAGCCGAGCGATATCAGATGCTTAAAATAAAAGGTGGCTATAACTCAACTAAAGGCGAAATCAATTTAACGAATGGTAGCCGCATTAAGTTATTTTCAGGTGATGAACCTGACCGCCTTCGCGGACCTCAGCACCATGGGGCATGGGTAGATGAGTTAGCCTCTTTTAGATATGACGATGTATGGACTCAATTACAATTCGGCCTGCGTTTAGGTGATAAGCCAAGAACTATTATTACAACAACTCCTAAACCTACTAACCTTCTAAGAGATTTATTAACTCGTAAAGACGGTTCAGTCGTAGTTACTCGCGGAAGTACTTTTGATAATGCCGCTAACTTAGCACCTGCCGCGCTCGCAGAATTAGAAAATAGATATGCAGGAACTAGAACGGGCCGCCAAGAGTTATATGGTGAAATGCTTGAAGAAGTAGAGGGTGCTTTATGGACAAGAGGCATGATAGAGAAAACTAGAATTAGAAAAGAAGATTTGCCTGACTTACAAAGAATAGTTGTTGCTATTGACCCAGCAGTAACTTCAGGTGAAGATAGCGATGAAACGGGAATAGTTGTAGCAGGTATTAGTCGAGATAAACATTATTACATTTTAGATGATAGGACTTTAAGGGCAAGTCCTGATAACTGGGCAAGGCAAGCCGTAAATGCTTATACAGATTGGAAGGCAGACAAGATAGTTGCTGAAACTAACAACGGTGGCGATATGGTGCTCTTAGTTCTAAAACAAGTAGACGCTAACGTGCCTGTTAAAAAAGTAACGGCCTCAAGAGGTAAACATGTAAGAGCAGAACCAGTATCAGCACTTTACGAACAAGGTAGAGTTCACCATGTTGGAGCCTTTCCTAAGTTAGAAGATCAATTAGTTATTTGGACTCCCGATTCAAATGATTCTCCAGACCGATTAGATGCGCTAGTATGGGCGCTTACCGAATTAAGCGGTGGCAAAGATATGCCAGCAGGGATAGTTCCTATGTCCCTTACTCAAACAAATGATTGGAGCATTCCAAGATTATGAACGACCCAAGAGATATTGCGGCATATGCGGCTAAGTTAGTAACAGGTGATAGGCAAGATAGTTATGGCCACCCTTTAGATGATTTTACTAGAGCAGGAAAGATATGGGAAGCGATTTTAGGAGTTCCTGTAAGTGCCGAGCAAGTGGCCTTATGCATGGTTGGCATTAAAATTAGTCGGCAAACTAATAGCCCTAAGGTGGATAATGTTGTAGACGGAATAGGATACTTCTTAACCTTAGCAATGGTTCAGGAGGAAAGAGCCGCAAGGAATTTAGGAAATAGGAAGGAAGGTGAGTAAATGAAACTGCTTAATTTAGAAGTTAAATTACTTAAGCAAGAACCCGCTGTGATCAAAACTATGTGCGGGCATTGCGGGCGAACTATTGTATTGAAATCTGAAAATTTACGAGTCACCAACTATTGCACTGCTTGCTAAAAAATAAAAAAAGGAGGCGTAAGTGATTATACAAATTATCGGCCAAGCGGGTTCAGGTAAGACAGCATTAGCAACTGCGCTCGCAGACCGTATTAACGCTATCCATATAAACGCAGATGAGGTGCGAGCGGGCTTAAATAAGGATTTAGGTTTTACTATAGAAGACCGTACTGAAAACGCAAGACGCTTAGGCGAATTAGCGCGATTGCTTAAAAATCAAATTGTAGTCGTGGACTTTATTTGCCCTACTAATGAAACGAGGAAAGCATTTGGCAAGCCTGATGCTTTAATTTGGGTCAATAGAATAAAAGAAGGAAGATACGAAGATAGCAATAAACTATGGGAAGACCCTGATGATTTTGATATGTATTTCGCTACTGGACTAACAGTAGAGGAAGAAGTTGACATAGTAATGGAAAGATTTGGCTTATATGATTGGAAAGCGCCAACAACATTGCTTCTTGGCAGGTATCAACCATGGCACGAAGGGCACCAAGCACTTAAGGAGAAAGCAGATGAACGAACAGGGCAAACAGTTATCGCGGTTCGACACACTCAAGGAACTTCCGAGAAAGACCCGCTGTCTTATCAAGAAGTGGTGGAATTCATTTCTAGCAACGGAGTACCCAGACCATTTACTATAAAAGTTCCTAACATTACCAACATAGTTTACGGAAGGGATGTTGGTTACAAGATTGAGCAAGTAGATTTAGGCGCTGAGATTCATGCTATTTCTGCTACTGAGAAGCGTAAAGAATTAGGCATATGAAAGTAACTCGCGCTCGCTCATTTACAAAGTCTTTAAGTTATCGGATATTTGGAACTCTAAGTTCATTTGTCGTTGTTTACGTCATTACAGGTAAGGCTAAGTTGTCAGCCCTGATAGCCTTTTGGGAAACAGTATTGAAGGTGGGTATCTACTATTGGCATGAAAGAATATGGGATAAGATTAAATGGGGAAGGAAGCATAAATGAGAGTATTCAAAGGTAAGGCAGATAGTTGGGGCATTGAGATTACTTACTGCTGTTGGGACAAAAGCCTAACTTTTCAGTTAATGCAGTTTTATATTGTTTTTGTGGCGCATAAATGGTGGAAGTATTAAATGGGCGAAGTAAAAGTTTATGATAACTTCTTACCTGAAGAGGATTTCGCTGCCTTACAAAACATTTTAACAGGCCCAGACTTCCCTTGGTTCTACCAGCAGTACATAGATAAAGAGCCCGATGAGAATTCCGTTCCCGACTTGAATCGCTTTTACTTTAGCCATTTGTTCTATGGAAACAATAGTCCGCGGTCTAATTATTTCTCGATTTTAGACACCTTAGTTAAAAGAATAAGCCCATTGGCTCTATGCCGCATAAAGGCGAACTTAAATACAAGAACAGATAAAATTATTCAGTACGGATACCACACTGACTTCGACGTTAAGTCGGCGCCGTTAAAAACAGCCGTGTTCTATATCAATACTAACAATGGAGCGACTTTGTTTGAAACTGGAGAGCAAGCAACGAGCCAAGAGAACCGTTTAGTCGTATTTGACTCTTACATGCAACACGCTGGTACTTCCTGTACAGACCAACAAGCGCGGATACTAATAAATCTTAATTATATCGAGTGGTAAATCTTAGATATCGTAAACTTTCAACTCTTCGTTTAAGTTGAGTTCCATAAGCAAGATATAACGTTTACCTTCTAGTATTTTTAAGACTCCGTGCATGTAAAGGGGGTCATTACAAGGAAAATAAATTACTTGACCTTTTATAGGTGTGTAACTTTTATTCAGTTCTGTGAAGTAAATCTCTCCGCCTTCGTAGTCGTCATTAAAGTAAAAAAGAACGACTAAAGAGTCTTTTAATTCTTCCTCATAGGAATCTAAATGAGCGGCAGCGTACGAGCCTTTCCCATATAAAGAAAGAAAGACTTCGCGAATATAATACTTGGCGCCCAATTTAGACCGAAACTCAGGTAGATACTTTTCAAGGAAAGATACGGCCTCAGGGAATTGAGGGTTGCGAAAGATTCTTCTTCCATCAGTTATAGCGCCCTTGTTAACGAAAGCCTCGTCATAAAACGCCACCATACGGTCGCAAGTTTCATTATCGATGAAGTTATCTAAAACGACTATCTTATCCATTATTCGTCAAAAGGCCTTTCTCGGAAAAGGATATTAGCATCATTCTGCTCTAGAAGTAAATCAAATAACTCGTCAGGGTCTAATTCTCTAACTCTAGGACCTCTAAAGTAAATATAGGCGGCGAAAAGAAAAGCAGCCAAAGCGAAACTAAAGGCGAAGAAACTTAGAATCAAGGCCACCCAAGCGACCATTACTCAAATCCCTGTTCTTCTGTAACAAAGCCGTTCTCGCGGTCGAGCAACATATAATCGAATTGAGCCACTGCGAACTTAGACTTAATCGTATCTAATACAGCCTTTTGGTTTAACATTCCGCAAGTATAAAGGTCGAATTGTAATAAGGCAGGTGTAGGTTCGTCCCAAATATGGAACGCAATATGGCTAGTTTCAATCATTACTATGGCCGTTAAGCCTCTATTGCCTTCCACATCAACATAAGAGGCAAAAGGACCTTTGATAATCTTCATATCTATCGCTTTAACTAAATCAGTTAAAAACTCGATAGCCTCATCTTCAGACTTCATAGGGTTATTAACTTTGGCGTTAATTAGTAAGTGTTTATGAAAAATCATAGAGCAGCAGAATATCCTAATTTATCGAAAGCAGTGTATACATACTAGTTTATCTTTGCGGGAGTTAAGTCAGGTAGGGTGAGAATTCCGCAGACGCTTCCTTTGAAGAAATCATACTTTTGATAAAAATCGATATAGTTATCGTGCAATAGAGCATTGTAAAGACCGTGAGCCTCAAGACCATAAGCAACTTCGGCTATTTTTTGCTCTAAAGACCATGCCCAAAAAAGGTCGTGGTTAGGTATGTTACGGACAACTCTACGCATATCTCGGAATACCCATTCATTTATATTATGCTCGTAATGGTCTAAAAAAAGGCAGTCGTAGTGTTTATCAGTTGTATAAGTAGTGGCATCTTCAAAAATAACGTTCACTTTTTCATGTAACTTGTTATGCATAAGGAAAATATCATAAATATCTTTCTCTAATTCAATTACTGTAACGGACTTTACTTCAGGCTTTGAAGCCACCCATTGCGCTAATACGCCGAAACCGAAGCCAGTTAAAAGCACATCTCCATACGCCATATCGTATTGCGAATACATTTCCTTAATTTCTCTATTGACGAACTGGTCGTGAACATTTTGGCGCACCCCTTTGTTAAACAGGCGATAGGTTTTAGGTCTTCTAATATCACGGACAATATCTATTTCCTTGTAAGACATTTCTTTTACTATGATATTTGGAACTGTGGCTAGATCAAACATATTAAACTCCCTTGAACGATTTTTTTTGCCATATTTTTCTTTTATAGAACTCAGACTCAGCGACTTTATCAGCCTTTCTTTGTTGCCATTCCGCCTCATCATAACTTTTCATTGAAGCCTCCCAGTCCGCTCTCGGTAAGGGGATAATTTGGAACATTGGCGTTCCCTTCGGAATAATACCCCTAAAGTTCTTTTTAAGATAGAAAGGTAAGTTTCCTACAGGTTCGTGATTAAAGCGGTCAAACTCAACGATTCCTGAAAAGGTATAAAAAGGAAGGTCGATTCTATTTAACGGGTGAGTAATTAAACCTGAAAAGTTATCAGGGAAAATTGGAGCCCATCTTTTCTGCCATATAAATTGAGTATGCTCATAGCCTTCTATCTCGGGCAAATCGTTGCGCTCGCGCCAACCCACTATTTGTAATTCGTGATTAGATGAAACTCTTACACCCTCAGGACTATCTTCAATTAAAATATCTGCCCAAGTTTCCTGTATGTAGCCATTAGTTAAAGCGTCTAAAAATGGCATGCAAGCCTTTATATTTCCATTATGACCTCGAATAGGAAGAACTTGCTTATACCAATCAGGAATAAATTTTTGACTTGGAGCAGGCATAGGAACAGTATCCTGTACGACTTGGCTACCTGCCCAAAATTCTATCTTCATTTAAGTTCGGTCTCGGTCCATACTGTTTTAGTTCCGCCGCCATAGGCCTTCGCTAAGCCTTGCGCGATTAAAGATTTATTAAAACTACTGTTATCAGGAAGGAATAACTCCCCTAAGATTCGCCCATACTTATCAGGCTTAGTTGTTTGAATTCTATATGAATTACCTTCTAGTATGCCTTTTACATACTCTTTCGTACGCTTACCTAAATCAGTATTTTTTTCAGCCGTGTCTATTCCTGCTAACCTAACTCGGGTCTTGTAATGCAAAGAGAAGCCTAAATCAATCGCAATATCAATCGTATCGCCGTCTATAACCTTTTCTACTTTCGCTAAATACTCAAACATTCATGCTCCTAGCCTAGGGCGTTACAATATCACTATTTATGCCCTACACTTTAAGGCATGGAGAGAGTAATAATCAAAGAATTTGAGCGAGCCTTAAAACTCGTCCGAGATAAGATGCTTTCTTACACCGATGAGGAACTGATACAGATAAGGAACTTAATTTCTTCGGGCAATCACGCAGTTACGCTAGAGATTTATAGTCGAGAAGTCGAAGCGTTGAAAACTAAAGAGCCAGAACTGGTCTAACTTGTGGACGATAGATACCCATTATTTGATGGCTCGCAATTGTGCGCTCAAACAGACCCTGAACTTTGGTTCCCAACTGCTGAAAGTCAAACAGGTAAGACCGCTAAGTCTTTGTGCCGTAAATGTCCTTGGAAGGAAGAGTGTTTAACTTACGCCCTTCATCACGACCTAATGGGTATATGGGGAGCAACTACAGAGCGCGAGCGCCGAGGGATTAGAAAAAAATTAGGAATTAAGGCTCAACCTATGTACTTAGATAATTTAGTTAAACCGCCTTCTAGAGAAACGACTATTGACTATTAAGAGATATACTGTCTTAGTTGAAAAGAGGACTAATGGATAATGAAGAGTTCGAAAACATGTTCGGAAACGACATGGGTCCTTTGTTCGAGTTGGCTACCGCTTTGCACCAAATGTATCTAAACTTACGCACGGCTGGGTTTACAGAGAACCAAGCACTTTACCTAACGAGTAAGATGATTATTAAGCAGAACGATATTGATATTCAAATGGAAGGCGAATAATGGCACCACGCCCTGACCTAAAAGAAATTGGTAGCACTGGTTTACGCAGAACTGGCGGAACAGTTTACGAGGAGTTTTTAGTATCCCTTCGTGGTCGCCGCGGCGCACAAGTTTATCGAGAAATGTCCGAGAACGACCCTGTTATCGGTTCAATTCTTTACGCCATAGAAAAAATTATCTTACGCCTTGAGTGGCGAATTGAATCAGCCGCAGAAGAAGGTCCTGACCGCGAAGCCGCAGAATTTATTGAACAATGCTTATACGATATGAGCGATAGTTGGGATAGTACTCTTTCTCAAATACTTTCTATGCTTGTCTATGGTTATTCTTTCCAAGAAATAGTTTACAAAATTCGCGGAGGGCTTGACACTGACGACCCAACTAAGCGAAGTAAATTTAATGACGGCAAAGTTGGCTGGCGCAAGTGGCCAGTACGCGCCCAAGAAACTCATAACAATTGGCTATTTGATGAAGATGGCGGCATACAAGGCTTTGAACAGGTTGACCCTTATGGTGCAGGGCTACATAGAATTCCTATTGATAAGGCTTTGCTATTTAGAACTTCAACTCAAAAAAATAACCCTGAAGGCAAATCTTTATTAAGAACGGCTTACCGCCCTTGGTATTTCAAACGCCGTATAGAAGAAATAGAAGCCATTGGAATTGAGCGCGACCTAGCAGGATTACCAATTGCCTATATTCCACCTGAGTATTTAAGTTCTACCGCCACCGCAGACCAAATAGCAGTAAGAGATTCTATTGTTAGTATCGTTCAAAATGTAAAGCGAAATGAACAAGAAGGAATTGTATTCCCATTAGTATTTGATGAAAAAGGTAACAAAATGTTTGACTTGCAGTTGTTATCTGCAGGCGGTGCTAGACAATTCGATACAGATAAAGTAATTAGCCGTTACGACCAACGTATGGCTATGAGCGTTTTATCTGACTTTATTCTTCTAGGGCATGAACGAGTAGGTTCGTTTGCTCTAGGGTCATCAAAGATAGATTTATGGACAATGGCAGTAGAAGCCATCTGTAAGTCTATTGCTGAAGTTGTTAACCAACACGCAATTCCGCGCCTATTGAAACTTAACGGCATGAAGGTTGGAACAACTCCCGAACTGATGTACTCAGAGGTAAGTAGCGTAGATTTGACCGAGATTAGTGAATATGTAAGCAAACTAATCGGTTCAGGCGCTATGACTCCTGATGCACAGTTGGAAGAATTCTTGCGCGGACTTGCTGGACTTCCAATGCCATCTGACGATAACGCTAATGTTACTCAACCTGCAACTGAAGGAGATGGACAAGCGAACAATGACGGCTTAAATATGGATGAGCCTGATTCTGGCGCTGGATTTAATTTGTAATGCCCTTCGTCCGCAAAGCGAGGCCTCTAAGCGACCCAAACTTAAGAAAGCCTAATGCAGGTTTAACTAAGTATGAAAAAGTAATTTACGATATCTATAGCAAGGCTCTTAATGATGTTCGTAACCAACTAGGTGATAAAAAAGTATTAGACGACATCATTGACGCGCTTAAAGCCAATAGTGCGGCTAAAGTCCCTAACGCCTTAAATTGGCGCACCTTCATTATCTCATTAGATAAAACAGTTCCTACCTTATCTAAGCAAATTGCTGCAATGGCTAACCTTCATGCAAAGAACTTACCAAGAAAAATACGTTACGAGTATGAGTTCGAGGCGAAAGACCCTAGGGCTATTGCATGGGCGCAAACTCAAGCAGGTAAACGAATACAAGGAATAACTTTAGAAACTCAGCAAGCCGTTGCCAACCTTATATCTGATGGGTTGCGTACTAAGTTAAGCAGAGAAGAAATAATTGCTCAGTTAAGGCAGACAGTAGGTTTAGATAAAAGGCAAAGCCGAGCATTAGGAACATTTTACGAAAGAAGATTAAATAAGTATTTAGAAGACGGTATGACTTATGAAGAAGCCGCAGCCAAAGCCGAGAAAGAAGGCAATAAATACCGAGTTAGGTTAGTAAAACAAAGAGCCATACGAATTGCTAGAACTGAAATATCTGCCGCTACTAATGCTGGTCGCTATTTAAGTTGGGTAGAAGCAGACGCAAGAGACCTATTACCAATTGGAAGTACTAAGCGTTGGATTACTGCAAGAGATGAAAGAACTTGTGATGTTTGCGGACCAATGAACGGTTTGGAAATTTCGTGGACTATGAATTTTAGTACAGGCGACCAAATGCCACCTGCCCACCCTAATTGTCGTTGTACTGC